TACAACAACTGTTTCATGATACTTTTGAATTGTATAACGAGTCTGTTTCATTTGATTTGCTGCATCCATAGGAGGAACTGTTGGCATCTTTGCACCCATTGATTTAGCTATATCTGGATGTAAGCCGTTCATTTCGTTGCCTAGGATTGGTGGTACCATCTCTGACATTTGGTTTTCAGTATCAGGGGCCTCATTCATATCTCCATCTCCTGTCTTTGTACCTTCACCAGTGTATGGTTCAGTATTTTCAGTTGACTGTTCAGAACCTGCTTGTCCTCCTCCTGGATTGTGATTATCCAAGGTTTCCTCTTTAACAAAGTGGTCACCCTTTGGTTTTATTCCAGGAGTTTCTGGTTCTGCTGGTTCTTCCTCTTTATCCAAGTATTGAATTGCCTCATTTAACATAGATACACCATATTCATAACTTGCTGGATTTGGATTCATTCTTTGTAAGATACTTGCTTCTACAAGTTTTCTTATAGGTCCATTTGCATTCAGCTCTTTAAGAATAGGATCTACATCAGATAGAGTTTTTGCTTCACGAAGTCTAGATATTAGACTATTCATAATTTTTAGAGAATGGTTTAAGTTATATGTATTTTTAAGAATTATTTTGAAAATAATTCTCTAGAACTACACAATATTGTGATCCTACTGATCTTCTGTTTCTTGTTAAAGAATTTCGATCATGGTGTCATGTATCTGTAGAGCCTGCAATATTTACTATCTTTTGTTCTATGTTGGATTCGTTTAACAAATAACTTATATTTTTGGTATACCATATTTTGTTGGAATTGAAATATTCATTGCTTTTTGTTTTGTCCACCATTCAAATGATTCACTGATAACATCTAATAATTTTTGAGTCTCATTTTTCATAATTAACTAACATCGATTAATCTTGTTAATAAAACTATGGTTAAATATTTAACTACAGTAATTCAATAACAGTGTCCTTGATTCCAGGAATGGCATTAGGGATGTGATTACCTCTCCAGATAATACCTTGTGGTGCAGTTACTACCCAGGTCATACCTATTCCATCTATCTCCGCAAGAACAACTCCTTGAGGTACATTACACAATTCACATTCAGGTCCAGTACATCCTTCAAAACATGGTTCTATACTTTGAGTACGAGGATTGCCGCCATTAATGGATACTGCACTAATAGATCCATCTGCAATGTATTGATTGATTTGCGGATCAGTTTCTATAACTAACATTTGTATCTCTTTTCTTATATTGTCATATTCTGAATCTGCAATTATTCCTCCTGTGGCATAGTCTGGATTATGGTTAATATCCATTCCATGACCTACCGCAGTTCGGGCCATTGCGTTTAGTTCCTTACCTGCTAGTTTTCTGCGGTACTGCTCACCTTCACTTCTATGATCGGTGATTGTTTCTGTAGCTGCTCTTATCAAATATAGTACACCATTATTATTCATGGCAGTCTCTTTTGCCTTTGTGAGATATTCATCAGACAACCATCTCATTTGATGTCTAATTTTTCCTATTGATTCCTTTATTGGATTTGTTCCTCTAGTTCTTTTGGATAATGAACCATCTGGTTTTACAGTATGCAGAGTGTGATCTTTTGCTGCTTTGTTGATGTGTGATTCAATTGCCCCAAATTCTGATTGTTGTTTTCTAGTGAGGGTATCTACTCCTGTTTTAGGTTTTTTTTCTATCTTCCATACACACGAACAATGTGGATGAGTGAGTTCTACGTACCCTTTACCTTCACTTGGAAGGATAGGACGATTAGATACATCTAATAGATTAAACGTCTTTCCTGCGTAATCATCACACACGTCTTTTCCTGTATGTGATGATGATAAAGTAAACTCTGCAATTAACTCCATAGGAGTATGGGTAAAGTATCTGTTTCTAGCTTTTAGCTCTTCTGGTGCATCATCAAGATAATCATTTACTAATGCAGTAGCAGAGAATCCAGCTCCTAGTATTGCTAACCAAGGTGCTAGTCTTTTTAGTAATGATTTTTTCTTTTCTTTCTTTTCTGGCATCACAGCTTCATTGAACTGACCACTAGGTTCAATGATTATAGGTGGTATGCTAATGTCTACCATTTGTGATTGCTCTATAGGGTAACGCCATTCAGGTATTGCTTTATGAGAATTGAATCCTTCTACTCCCACACTTGGAGGTTCTGAGTTTGGCTCATTTCCAGTAGCTACCCAATTGGTGGAAGGTGCAGCAGGAAAGTTTGTAATGTTGTAGGTGTGAGAATTGATTCCAACACTATTAGGATCAGGTGTTGGATTATTTGGATAGGGATTTCTATTTGGTGTCGGGAATGGTTCTGTTTTGTCTGTGTTTGGTTGAATTACTGGTGGTTCCTTTGATGCAGGAATTAAATCAAGATTAATGTTTCCTGCCAAGTCTGCTCCTGTTACGGGACCTGGCCAAGGGATACTATATTCAGGATTTGGATAATCAACAAACTCTGCTTGTACAGCTCTACTTCTTTCAGGTTCTGGGATTCCTCTATCTTCTAGTTCTTTGTAGCGTAGTTGTTTTTGTTTCTCTAACGTATTTTTATCTAGGATTAAGAGATCCTTTTCAGTATTATAACTCATTTCTTACTCCTTGTACAAATTCCTTGTACTCTTTATCACACTGGAGACACTTGGAAGTTCCCCCTCTTTTGCCATAACAGCAACCTGGATTTTCACATCCTATAATTTTTTTCCCTGACATCCACAACTCCTATTCAGACTAGCTTCAATAATTTGTTTAGTTACTGATTCTTCAATGGAAACATTACAAATAGCATATGCAGAGTCTACACCTTTCTCTCCTTTTACTTTATCTACACATCTTTCCAGTTTTTCTGGCATTATCTCCATATCTCCAGATTATCTTTACTAATACATCGTATTGGAATTTCCTGAGAATCTACAGATAAAAATACTTCCACATTAGGATTAGCAATTATCCGTATTGTTATTCTGTTCATTTGGAATCACCATTTGTTTCTCAAATTCATCATGAGTAATTATGTCTTCTAGTTTTTTAATCTTATATCCTAATGCATCTTCCAACAATTTAATTTTATACTCTTGTATTTCGGTTTGTATTTTTTTTGTGTACTTGACATTTTTTTCTAATTCAAAGTATACACGTATTTCATTATGATAACTTAGAACAATCTTATGATTTATTGTTCCTTTTGGAGGATTATTCATAATTTCTTCCTGTTTCCCAATCTTGTGAAGGATCGCTTTGGTGATAATCACTAGGAATCATACCATCTCCTCTTACATCTTGAATCATATCATCATAGATAGGATTGTCCATTGGAGGTTCTCCCATAATCTGATTATTAAACTTTGGATATACCTCACCTCCACCTATATCATTTTGTGGTAATTGTTCTTCTGGTTCTTCTACATTACCTAGTGCCATCTGACCTGTAGGGTCATTATACATATTATTGATACTCTCTGCAACATCATCATCAATAGGAACTCCTGCCATCTTGTACATTTCAATTAATGGTTTTGTGTTCTGCATTAAGATAGGATTATTTTGATAAGAGTCTATTAATTTAATTAATTCCTCTACAGGAATATCCTTCTTTTCTAGTATGCCAAAGTTAAGGTCAAATTTTATATCCTTCCAGTCAACAGGAATTAATCCATCTAGATACATATTCCCAATGAATGGGTTTGCATCATACCACGGTTTGAATAATTTCTTTGCCAGTTGTATCTTTACGTTAATGGTAAATGCAGATATTCCACCTTCTGATTCTTCTTTTGCGGTTTCGGCATTTGCAAATGTATGTGAACTTTCTGATCCCTGTTTACCTGAAAAGTCATTAAGTGCTTTCATAATTGGTGAGGATACTGTCTCAATAAACTCTTGAGGATTAAATGTCCTGGTGTTAGTTCCCAATTCCTTAACATCTAGATTAGTTCCAGCTACTAAATCTTGACCTATTTGTAATTGTTCTACAAACGATTGTAATTGGTTTCTTTCATCTTCAGATGCTCCAGGTGCAATGTAAATATTTCTTGTAACATATCTTTGTGATGCCATCTGCATGATAAATTCTATAGCGTATTTTCTATCAATCATTGAAGGTAATGTAACCTGCTGCGTTTCATCTCCATTCAATACCATCTCAAAGGTTCTTTGGGAGGTAGCTGCTACACCGAACCCTGTACCAAACACAGAGGCATCAACTGGATTCCAACTAAAGTGGATGATCTCTCCTGGATTATGATACCCTTGGTATTCTGCACCTCTAAACTCGTATTTGTATGGTTGTCTTTGTCTATCCCACCATACCCTGACAAATGATGAGATAGGAATATGCATCAAATCTTCAAAGGATCTCACGTTTTGTATGCCCATTCGTGGTTTCCAAATTGAATTACCATACCATAACAACTCTTTGACTAGTATTGTATCAAATGTATCAAAATCAATATCATGTGAAAAATTCTCTAAGTAATCTGTCAATTCTTGAGAGGATGTTTCAATGTAGTGTTCTCCTCCTGTAACTTGTGAAGATAATCTATTAATCACTAATTGCACATCTTCATCCACCTGTAGAGTTAACGCTTGTGTATTAAATGGAATAGCAGGAGTATCAAATGTTTTAGATGTATATCCTTCTCTAGAGTTAGCCCCAACAGTAGATAGGTCTGGACCCCAGACCGGTTGTGATGGTCCTGGAGATAGTTCAGTAATTGGTGTACTCATATGATGTCTTAATGCCTGTAAAGATAATGAAGGTGGGGAGTTATTAGTGGATTTTGGCACATAACTAGGCGGTTGGATAAGTTTAGCTATGTTTTGTCTAATATTTCTAATAGATGGTGATCTAAATTTCACATCTTAAATTTGCGTTTAAAAGTTATATGTATTTTAATTACCATTATCAGTTCTGTCTAGTCATACGGTGTTTAAAAAAGAGTGTTTAAAATAATTGTTCCCCGAATTTCGCGGGTATTAAATGATACATTAAGAAAAGCTTTGAAATAGTAAACTATATTTATTAAATATATTCTAACAAGATCATCTCTCTGTATGGAATCTAACCCTATACCGACAACTTAACGGGAAGTGGACCTCGCCAGAGGCAGAGAGTGTTTAATTTTCACTATTCATTTGAATATCTATATTTTCACGATATTCTTTAGTTTTGTCAGATTTACTACATCTAAAACATAATTGGTATTTCATCCAAGATTCTATGTGATGAGGGGTTCTTATTACTCTATGACAGTCAATACCATAGCGGTAACTTAGGCACTGCATTATTAAGAATAGAGTTATTGTTATATAAAAGTTAAGTGTTGTTACCTTCTCGGTAGTTTCCTCCTCATAACTTTTCACGGAGTTGTTTGTTTTCTTCATGTAATTGTGTTAAAGATATATTCTGTTGGACCACCTCACTATTTGCTTTCATTAATCTATCATATTTCTCTGCTTTCTCTTGGTTAGATAGGATTTGTTTCTTTAATTCATTTGCTTGTTTTTCAGTCCAAACAATATCTTCACCTTCTAAGGAAACAAATCTGACATTAAATCCATCTTGAACATGACCTATACCAATATCATCTTCTGTTAGTTTATTCATATTATTCTCCCACCCTAGTTCCACATTTACTACATTGTGGTTTATCCTTTTGTTTCTTTGACTTTGGATTTCTTCTGGTGAAATACTCATAACCACAGATGCAGGTAATTATTTTAATAGACATTAGTTGCAATAAAAATGTCGCCTCCCTTGATTCCTTTACCTGATTCGAATAGTGTTATTTGCATGTTATTCTAAAACATATTACATTATATATATGTTATTACATAACATATTATCTTCTTCTTTTAATTACTTTCATAGTAAATGCACCAGGGTCATGATTCTCAAAGGCGATAAACGCATGAATTAATGCAGAGACTTCATCCCAATAATGCTCGTATAGTTTCTCTGGTTTTTGTCTTTTATCACCTTCTGATTTCATACCTAGTGTATCATCTTCTAGATCAGCTCGTTTTATCTTTAAGAGACCTTGCTCCAACGAATCTACGTCATGTGGGTCCTCGAAGGGAATAACTAGTTTAGGTCTTGCCTTGTCTTTGTTTGTTGGATCTTCTGTGTCAGGGATAGTGGACTTTATTATCTGAATTAGTTTATCAACTCTCTCTGTCTTGTGAACTTTGAGGAATGGGTTCTTTACTCCCTCCATCTCGGCTTCTATCTGGTAAGAGTGAGTTTCTTCAAGCAGGTTGCCTAACGTAAATACACCATGTATTCTACTTCTTCCCAATCCTTTAACTCCTAAATGTGGCAGGCCATCTTGTAATATTTTAACGCCTGACTTTCCAAATCCTAAATCTGCTGCTGTATTATCTACATGATATTTTTGTATTAATGGAATAATATCTAACGCTTCTTCAGTATCTGAACGTTCTGTGAGGAATTTCTTCATGTATGCAATTTGAAAGTGTTCAGGGTTATAGGCAGTCTTTCTAAAACATAACAATACCGTAAATACAGTATATGATTTTCCTGATTTATTGGACCCCCAATCTATACCGGCAGTTACATACATGTCATTACCATACTTTTCTTTTAGTTGTTTGATTTCATTAGGTGTGAGAAATCCTTTCTTCGTATCATAACATGCCCTAATCATGTTTAGTGTAAGTGGCCTACCTCTGGCAGCATAGAACCATCCCTTACAATGAGCTTGGAATAGATCATCTGACTCGTGAATTTCTTGGTATTCCACAGAGTCCTGAATCTCCATTTTATATTTGGCACAATCAGATATGGTTAGTGGAATAGTAGCGAATATCTCCTGAGGAAAATGATAGATTTTGTAAGTGGCCACGCCTGACGTAGGAGAATGAATCAGACTTAATTTACCGTCCAATATTGTGGTTATATCCTCAGGCGTGTTAGTTATTTTGCCTTCATTATCAAATAAAAGTTTGTTTCTCCATCCCTGGTTAGGCCATATCTTTCCAGTGGCTGAATCAATATAATCTGTTTTATCATTATACACCCAGTCATAAATTTCTGCTTCTCTAATCACTAGATCATGCCAGGAACTGCCTTCCTCTCCACCTATACCAAACATGATTAGTGGTCCTTTCGTTGTTCTAATAGTATGCATAGCTATTCGTAGTTTAGTTAGGTCTTGTTTTTGGACCTCATCCAATACCAACAACCATAATGTAAGGCCTTCAACTTTAGCGTAATTATGTTGAGAATGTCTAAAGTACATTCGGGAATGGTTAGTTAGTCGTATAGTCTTTACGTTTGCTCTTCCATGTGGTAAAAATGATGCCAATTGTGGATTGGCTAGAAATGTTCCTTCCCTTACTCTCTCTATAGAAAAGGCTTCTAAACTGTCAGGATCATGTACTACATATCCTGTGCTTTTGAATGCACCAGTAGTAGGAACGAATGCTATATGATCTGTGGCTGCTGTACTTTTGTAGACTTGTCTACCACATAATGCGCCCTTTCTTTTGTGTGGATCCATATAGAATGCCTTCCAGAATGGAATTAAATCAAAGTTTCTGGCCTCACCACCTACGTTAGGTCTATACTTTTGAATCCATTCCCATACGTCATTTGCTTCTAATTGTTGGGTATTAGGATGATCTATCTCGTCTAGTTGTGTCTCTACCTGTTCTAGTCTAAAATCAAAGGTATGATTAGGCATTTAACAAAACACGACGGGAAAAATATTAGGCATAGATTCACGACTAGACAAATTGCGAGTAGACATTATTCCTTCTCCTCTTCATTTTAGTCATTTATATTTCTCCTGTATAAGTAGCCAAGCCCTATTCTTATCTAGTGTATTCTTTATGAGTTGTATCATAGGATTTGAAAGGTTGTCTTTTAGACGGTTTTGATACATGAATCTATTCCAAGTTCCTAGGTCATTCATTATTCCCAACTCTCATTAATTTTAGTTACCCAACATTTAGGATTAGAACATTTGTAAGTTATATTAGTAGGAGGATAAGCTAAACCATGATCTACTGTTGTTGATCCTGACAATGACATTGTACTCGTGGATAGTGGGTTTGCTGTTTGAGTAAATAAAACATCTACCTTTTCATTACATTGAGGACATTTCTCTGTCATTATTATCTATATTTCTCCAATTGTGGTTCTTCAAACATTCTCATAGGCACAGAGAGATTATTCTTTAGTTTTTCCTCTAGAGCCTTTAGTCTCTTCTCTTGTTTGAATGTCTTTTGTATTCCTGCTGCAATATTAAGAGTATATCCTACCTTACAAGCTAAATCTGCTGCTTCTTTGTTAAAATCTGTTTCTGGGTGATTATTGGTAAATTTAAAATATCTTTTAGATTGATCTTTAATTATAGATTGTAATGTTCTAGTGTTATATTCCATATCTGATTCTAGTTTAGGCATTATATAGTATAGTGTAGGGTGTTTCTAAAAAAAGGTTTTGGTTTTAGTATATAAAGGATTTTATTCATCAGAAATACCATTATTCAAGATTGTACAAACTCCTTTCTGAATTTTTTCACTAATGAATTTCTATATTGATTATCAATAAAAATATCAGTAGTTTCTAATGCTTCAAGAATATGCTTTAGTTCTTGTACTGTCATGCCTCTCTTAACCGATTGATTACCTTGTTTCATGATTAACTCCTTCACAGTTTTTAACAGAATGATAAAGATACCCCTCATGACATAAGCATACACAATGATTAGTGTACATCTACGTTTCTCCTAAAGGTTACTTGACCCCCACACTTGTAACATTGAAAAATATCGAATGTTTCGTTATATTGGCAAGTATTTGGTTTACAGTTACAATCTTTCATTCAGGTATTACCTCTATTCTTTCAAACATTCCACATCCAGCCTTACAGGTAGGGCAATATTGATAAATCATATTTTTGTTATATTCTCCTTTAGTTTCAATTAATTGTGTATAACACTCGTTACATTCTTCACGGCTAACCGTTTGATTACCTTGTTTCATGCTTCTATTACCTCATCAATATGTTTTAGATATTCTGAAATTGTGTATTTTTTACCATTACAAAAATCACAAGGGCATTTATTCAATTCTGTTTACCTCCCCAAAATTTTAATGGATTTCTAACGTTAGTTACTGCCTTACATTTCTGTAAAATTCCCCCATTATTACAAACCTCACAACGATAAAGCATACGACTTTCACCTAGTTTTGCTACTGCTAACATAGAGCCATGAACAATACAGCAAACAGATTCTAAACTATATTTATCATAATGAATAGGTAATCCAAAATAGACTAATCCTTTTGATACTGAATAATTCCCATTTGATTGGTTACCCATTGAATCTTTAGGATTCATAGTTGCAACGTCAAAAAGACATTCTTTTACTTCTGTTTCACATTTTGGACAAATATTGGGGGCTCTCATCTAATTTTTCTCTCCTTTTATTAGGTAACACTTAGGACAAGAGAAAGTATTTCCTAAGGCATCATAAACTCGACCTGTGCCGTCACAATTTTTACACATCTAACTCTTATCCCCATCAATTACCCATTGAGTTAGATACGACTGTGTTTTTCTTCCCATTTGAAGTAAATACTTCTCACATTTTTCTAGTTTCATGGCTTACTCTTCTCCTGTTCGTTACTCCCTTTTGGAACTTGACCTAACATTTTTTCACACCATCTAATACCTAATTTATGAACGTGAATTTTTGTTTTTAGATAACCAATTGCCTCACTAAGAGTCATATTATCAAGGTCTTCTATTGATGCACTCATGGATTAGAACTCTCCGTTTCAATTTCAAAATCACAATCTAAGTTTCCACAAACAATTCCCATACCTTCCCAATAATGCCCTTTTTTATCATATCCTTCTTTGGTATCTTCAAAAATACAACCTACACAACCTGAGCCACACTTAGGACATTTTCTATTGTGTGTCATGCCTTACTGTTACTCTCAAATGTATTTCGATGACATTCACATGAACAAACGGTTTCATCACGATTAATACATGCTATACAATGAAATTCCATAACTACCAGTTACTCCCTTTTGTTCGCTGACGTACAAGTTTATCAATACATTTTGAATGATAATAAGCCTCTTTTCTACAAACTGAACAAGTAACAAAAGATATTTTTACCATCTAATCGTTTCTCCTTTCCGTTAACAGCCGAATGAATTTCTCACATAATACACCTGAACATTTACCTCTTAATTGTCGCATACAAATTCCCATGTAAGCCCCTAATGGTAAGTTAGGATTATGGTGGATTATTTGCTCGACTACTTGATAAACATCTACACAATGATTACACCAACACCCATGACCTCTAATATAACAACCACAACCCATAGTACATGGTTTTATTATCGTAGTTTGTGAGGGATTATCTCCGGTGGTTGATATGGTTGTTTTCCCATACACGACACAATTAGCCGATTGATTATTCACCATTCCCTACTCTCTAGTGCCTCTTCCATTAAGATATTTACCATATATGAAAAGGATATGGATTCATTAGTATCCCTTATCAAGTCAGCCTGGATTTTTCTTGTTTCCTTGATGTTCTTATCGTTCATTACTATAGTTATTCTTTTTGACATACATTATAATCCTCATACTATTATAATAAAGTATTGTAATATGGTTCTGTGAAGTTAGATACTAGTATGCATTTTTATGCGCATTATGTAAAAAGTGATATAGTTTTTCTTGATATTTGTTGGATTTGAATTCTGACTCCCAAATCTTCAATAGTTTAAATCCTGCTATACGGTATAGTTGATCTCTGTGCTCATCTCTATCTGACTCTGCACTATGGCCTTTTTTCCCAAGTTTGCCTCCTCTTTTACCTGGTTTTGGCTCCTCTTCGTATTCTATCAAAAGTTTATGCTTAATATCCAGAAGATCTGGACATTTTATCTCATTTCCTTTGGCTTTACATTCTTTCCATGATTTAGACCTAGGAGGATAATAATACCCCATATCCCAAAATTCTATGGCTGTTTGATATTGTCCCTTGTCAGTTTCAAACTTGAAAGGTAGATTATGTTTTTTGACAAAAATCTCTATTTTTTTGTTAATCTCAGTGAGTATTCCAATATCTTTTTCACCTATTCTAGAAACACCTCTAGTTTGTTGTTTAGATATGGCTCTAGTCGGTTTCTTGCTATTGTAATGTATTCTTCATTTAACTCTATTCCGCACCACTGAAGACCCAACATTTCTGCTGCAACTCCTACTGTTCCTGCTCCAAAGAAAGGATCTAATACTATTCCATCTGGTGGACATGCACATTTTAGAATCTTTAGTGGTAAATCTACAGGGAATGTAGCAAAATGTGCTTCTGGGAATGGTCTTGGGTTAATGAAAAACATATCGCCTGGATTCTTGCCTTTAGAATTGTTTAGATTATTACCATCACTATCATAATTTCTAGAATGTTTTGAGGTAATCGTGCCCATTTCTGGACCCCACTTTCTGTCTTTCCACCTTTTATTGAATCCTTTGTAAGTTGGAATAGGTTTACCATCTTTGCCTAATGTAAAATCTTGTTTCTTTGTTCCATCTTTATTGTATCTCTTCATCTCTTTTTCTGATGCAGTCCATGACTTGTCGCCTAGTTTAGCCTGAGCGTGACCTGTAATATTTTCTCTTACTCTGATGTTGAATGGTTTACTCTCTGTAATGGTCTTCTCTCTTACTGCATCTAAGTTAAAGTAATATTTCTGTGCCTTTGCGAAAAAGAATATTGATTCCCATTTGTTTGTAAATCTGTCCTTAACACTACTTGGCATTGAATTTGATTTGTACCAGGGAATGTGATTACGTGCTATCCAACCATTATCTATACAGTTTATGTAGAATCTTTCAGGTATTCCCATTCGGCTTTTTTCATGTCCTTTTAATGGATCTCTTTCTTGTTTGTCTGCAACCATCTTATTGTCTTCATTACTTCTGTGAGAACCATAACAATCACCAAGATTAATCCAACAAGTACCAGTACTCTTTAGAACTCGTTTTAATTGGTCCATAACATTATTCATAATTTTTAGATAGTCTCTAAAGTCATTCTCTAATCCTAACTGACCTTCTACACCATAATCTCTCAATCCCCAATACGGGGGACTAGATATAATACAATCCATAGATTCTGATGGTATCTCTGCAAGTTTTTCAAGTACATCACCATGAAGTATTTGTCTATTCATGGCCATTTTCTATTCTCTCTTACCAGCTAGAGCTTTGTCATTATACGTTAAGGGTAGATCAGCATAGATAATTTGATATTTTTTGTCAGGGAATTCAATCATTTCATCTTCCTCCTCAACTTTGGCTCTCGTAGAGTAACTCCACACTGAGAACATACCTTAGCTGAATCCTTGTTTTTGCAATTGCAATTACGGCAATACTGAACTTTTGATTTTGCCTGAGTAGGTAGTTTAACTTTATGAATTACTTCTTTTTTGTGAGCGTAATCTGAATATCTAAACATCGCTTTCATCCACTATCTTAATTTCCGCAGGAGGAGTATAGTCATCATCCCTTTTCTTGGAGAATACGGCTTTGTTTGGCCTATCTTTTGTTACTTTGTTAGGATGACCTTTTGCAGCACATGAGCAGTGATCACTGGCCTTTTGGATAAAACCAGTTACTACCAATCTTTCTGCTACACAATTTCCACAAGTACCCTTATCACAAGCATTGCAAGGTAATCCAGAGATCATACTCGATTATAACACCCAGGTTTTGATTCGTAAATTGAAGCTTCTCTATTCATTTTTTCGATATAGTCTTTAGCTTCTTGCTCTGTGAATTGATCAGTAAGTACCAAACGAATGATAAAGGCGTTTATGGGAATAGGAAATTTTCTATCTCCTTCCATGTCTTTAAGAACACCTAGAAAAGTCTGCATTTGTGAAACCTCAGCTCTTGGTTTACCTGCCAGTATACCAAAATCAGTAATCCCTACAGAATAATGCTTCTCATAATGATGTTCTTTGCAGAGGGGTTGAAGTCGTCTAAAAGCTTGATTTTCATGCTGTAAATACCATCCATAGATTTTTTCAGTGGATCCATATTTTGTTCTCTCCTCTGCACCATCATTATAGATATGGTCAATCTCTAAGTGTTTTATTTCATCTAGAGGACATATTCTGCACTTACCTCCCAATACTTTAAGAAGTTTGTATCTATTAGTAGGAGTAAGATCATTTAATTCCATTAGTGGTATTTCCTCCAAAGAAAGGGATAGTTGTCTAGTTCTTTTTCTCCTTGGGTAAGAGCTTTAATGTAGGTGTAGTTTTGCATGAATTTTTCCTCGTATTCTTTCTGAATTTCAAGAGGTAGTGTCTGTAAATATTTTAAAACTTTGAGAGATTCCGCATCTATATTTGGTTTGATTACGTCTGATTCGGATAGATATTTGTCTAAAGTATGCTCTTTTTGATCAAATTGTGCTATAACTACCTCTACTAATTCCCAAAATAACCTATTAGGATTAGTTCCCTCAAAGGATAGAATGTGTTTGAATTTCAACCAATCTTCTTTATTATAGATTAGTTGAGTAGTGTGTCCTTCTATCGTGATCTTCTTATTCTTCTTACGTAAGTAAGTAAGTAAGTAAGTAAGGATGTTTCTAGATATGATTTTCATCTCCTAGTCTAGTGGAAATGAAGGTGATGTTTTCTTTCCACTCCACACATGAAATCATATTTTTTCTCCAACTAAATATTCCGAAGGAATATTGATAGTTTCAGGAAATTTGGTGATTTTTTTAGCTAGTTTTCTGAGTTTTTCCTTCTCACCAACACCAAATATCAAATTACTAGTAAGAGATGCAAGTATGTCAGTAGTCGTTATTTCCACCTCTCCTGATATATCATCATCCGACCTCTATTCGAATTATCAAAAACCTTTGTCTTTTCCCAGTTTAGTTTTTTAGGTTCTCTTTTTATATTGTTGTCAGTTGTTTCATACATTTCATGAATAAAATTATCAAATGTGTTGTTAATGAGTCCAGCAAATATACTACCGTGAACAGACAAAATTCCATGTATGATCATTAGATCACTATTTCCATTTTTTGAAAGAATGTAGAAAACATGAAATCTTTCAAATTATATTCACCTTTTTTGCACAGTCTATATGATAGATCTTACTCTTTGATTTGTGAGAGTTAGAGTTTCTAGAGTAAACACCATCTCCTATCTCTATGTTTACTTTACAGAGATTACAAATATTAAGTAAGTTTCTAACTATTCGTATATTTTTAGTTCTTAAAGAGAATGTATACACCCATTTTTTTCTGAGCCATTAAACAACCTCCCAAGTCCAGGCATAGTTCTTAGTTACTGCACACACTCTCTTTTCAACTCGTTTAACTAGACCTTTAGTTAACAATTCACCGGGCCTGCCTGCCATAGTTTGAGTTGGTATGTGTAAGATTATGCCTAATTCAGCAGTGGTATGGCCTGGGTATTTGGACATGGCATTGTAAACCCTTCCATGTGTCTTACCTAGTTTTGGCTTGGCTATAGTCCAAGCTTCTAGACTAGTATCGACTAACAATCTTCAGGCACACCATTCTTTTTCTTGAGTTTGTCGATTAATTCGTTAATAATAGTAAGTGACATTACAGTATCACCCTTTCCTACATAACTACGAAGTATTTCTAACCAGACAATTAATGATAGGTCATTCATGATTGAATTTTCCTATCAATAAAATCATGATACATTTCCTTAGTCATATCATAGATTCTAGCTAGCATTTCAGCTTGTGTGGCTGCTTCAAACTCTTCTTGAACATTAGAGTCTGCACTCAAAGTTGGAGTAGTAATAGTTCCACCACTACTACCCTTAAATCCATCACTAGTGGGTAATTGTGAGATTTCATTTAGTTTGTAATATTTACCGAGAGATAGTTGAGGCTTACCATGATATTCAGTCCAGTAAGCATTCTCTAAGGTGTAGGATTTTCCATCTATAATTTCACCTATATCTTGATTCCATAATGTGAGATTCATTACACCTGAAGCATCTTTGATTACTGCTATCTGTTTTTGCCATTCGTCGCCTGTTTTTGTATGTCCTGGCTTTAGTTCTCCAATAGACGCTACAATAAATCTGATATTACCTTTCCCTTGTGTCAAGGCTTCTTTGATAGAGATAAAATCAGACAAAGAATCGCACCTCTAATTCCTTTGCGCGAATAAGGTGATAACAAGGTGTACCGTGAATATATCCCATACATTCGCACGAGTCATGAATTCCTTCTGTGGTTGAAATGAATACAGTATAACCCTGCTTAGAATCCTCAGCATCACTCTCATACGCACCATAATAATTTCCTCGAATAGACTGACTATTGAGACGTACATGAGGGTAATTTCTTTTAGCCATTTTTTTCCTCCAAAGCATCAATTAATGCTAAATCTGTAGGACTCTGACCAATCAAAGTAAAGATTTGTTCTTTACTAAGATTGGATTGTTTTACTAAGAGTAATGCTGCTCGTACTATTTGTGTTGGATTGATCTTAGTGCCTGTAGGAAGGAATCCATCCAGAATTGTAAAGACTTTTTCAGGTATTTCAATTACAGGCAACTAAGACCTCTCTTTTTTTAAACATTGTTTCGCAGTTTATCTAAAACATGACTATGTATTAAATGTATGATACTTGTAAGGTCTAACTAAGCAATTACATTAGTCAACTAAAACAATTATTTTGGGTTAAAATGAAGTTATTAGAACGTTATTTTGTATGGCATTCCATTAAACCTCTTTTTACATTGTTTCGCAACTTTTGAGAAAGCAGGCGGAATGTCATACAGAGAGCGTAACAAACTCGAACACAATCTGTTTGTGTTTGCCATAGGCGCTCTCATACGTCGGGTCCCTTACCCAAGGGGCTCGGCGTATGTTTGTAAAGATCTTTTTGTGTAATATGTGTAGGTATCCGATCTAAATAAGTGATCTAAACATAGAATTTGAAAATTATGTTATTAAGTTAAATACAAACTGTGTAAGGGCGTTTGGAAGGTGAAATAACGTTTTCTTAATTCTTCAGATTCTTTGTAGGTTTTTGGTTTGATCTCTACAGCATCGGGCCACCAATTACCTTCTTTATCTTCCATACTCTTTTTTTATTTTCTAACTTTTTAAAGCTTTTCTATCCAAACTTTGTCTATTGGGTGAGAAAACCAACCTTTTGATTTGAAATCTGTAATTAGTTTGCCTTTGTGGTATAATTTCATAGAAGCACCACCACTTTTTAGAATCTCTGCAGATACTTTATCGACTTTATTCAAAACATCTATACCTATGATTAACAGATTTACTATTACTTCACTATCATAACCTTTCCATCCCCCTTCTAATGTCAGACCTATTTCGTTCTCTGCCTCTGTAGGATCATAGTTAGGTTCTCCCTCTTCTTTGATTACTGAGAAATATTTTGTGGGGTAAAATTCAGAGTCCCAATCTCCTGGTATCTCTACTGTTTTTCCCTTGTAATTTTCTTCTAGTTTCCAATCTTTGAGATACTTTTTGAGTCGTATATCAATATTCTTAAAATCTTCTAGTTTGGGATATTGAGAAATTGTACTTGAAGGCACTAGATTAATTCATAATCATTACGTTTTAACCATTTCGAATCAGTATTATCAATAAAATATTGGGCGTATTCTTCCATAGTTACTGATTTTGGATGAAGATTCATTCTTTTTCTACTAAATCCCATTGCAACAGCACCTGCATTACATTTTGAGGACTTGTACCAGATATTTCTAGTGCCTTTCTCTACATAAATAACATATTTTTGTTTACGCCAAAATTTTAAACGTCTGTTCCATTGAATCCCAATCTGTACTAATTTATTACCATTAATTTTACCTGGACACGAATCTCTAGTTTTGGGATCATTATCAGTCCATGCGTCAACTAGTCTGACTACTACATTCATTTCTTTCTTCCAACTGTTCTACCTAATCCAAATATGGCAAGAGCAGCACCTATACCCATAATTAACAAAGTTTCCATCCTGTCTGCAAATCCTGTTAACCATTCATCATCAGCTTTATACATTG